ACGTTTTGTTATCTAATTTTTTTTGGATATGTCTTTGGAGTTTACTAACTTGGAGATTGCATACTTTAGAAAAAAGGTTAAGAGAATATTTAAATTTTACTTTAGAGAGTGACAAATGATGTTATTTGATATTGCAGATTGGGTTATTAGTTTTCTTTTTTTAGGATTAGGAACTCTTTTGTTTGCAATAGCTTTTATGATTGCTTTTCATGTATTTTTACAAATTATAGAAAGGATTAAATATGAAGGTTGATGACTTTATGAAATGGGCAAAGTCTATGCAGGATGAAGAAAATAGACTTATGCTAGTTAAGGGTGAAGAATATACAGTATCAAATAAGGATAAGTTTAAAAACTTTAAAAGTATTGGGGATAGAATGGATTTAAGAGCAGAACAAGTTGCTCTTATTTATCTATTAAAACACATGGATTCTATTAGGAATTATGTGTTAAATGGTAAGGAAGTATCAGAGGAGCCTATAATAAGCAGAATACAGGATGCACGGAATTATTTATTATTATTAGGTGGGATCATTGAAGAAAGCAAAAGCAAAGGAAAGAAAACATAAGTTTGGCTCTATACAATGGGTAATTGATGCTTTAGGTAGCGAAGTTACCGAAACTAGGTTTAGAGAAAATCATAAAACAGATGAGATCAGAGCAGATGAAGATTTGTGGTGGTGTCCACAGTGCCGTAAGAAATGGAATATATTTGAGGGTAAACTTTGGAAGTCATCTGATATAAAACTATGGGAAGCTAAGATATGTCCAGACTGCGATTTGCTTGTACAATAAAAAATGGAAAGATGTCTTTGCTAAATAGGGCAGAGTTTGATAATGCTGTTTCTAAGTTACAGGGTGAATATTATATAGAACTAAAAGAAACAGGTGTACGCTCTGCCCAGCAAAATAATTATTACTGGAAGATTGTAGGTATATTGGGTGAGGAACTGGGATATACTGAACAAGAAATGCACTCTACTATAAAAAATCATTTCAATATAGATAGCACTAAAACATTGTCAACAAAAGAGTTTTCAGTATTTATAGAACGTTTAATTAGATGGAGTGCTGTAGATATGAACATAGTTATTCCTGATCCTAAAAATATTTAACCATTTATATCTATACCTAAGTAGTACAAGCTATCCTGTAGATTCTGTAGACTATCAGGATGATTACAATAAGATGGCGTAAATAATTGAGTTCCATATTTAGTTAAGCAATTCATTCTTAATTCTAAAAATAAATCTTTATATATTTGATTATTATATTCTATTAAATTACTTAGTACAGACATTGCACTTTTATAGCAGTCACAAACACTCAATGATGAGTAAAATAAATTAATATTATCTTGCTCATGTATATTTACTGGCGTAGAACAACATAATTGAAATAAAACAAAAATGTATAGTTTAAATCTTATCTTAGCTACCAAGACTCTATTATATCTAAGTTAGTATTCCATATTCTAGGAGCAACTTGCCTAGCACTAAAACCATTTTCTACCAACCTGTACAATCCATAATCTCCTGTAGTTGTACTTGTAGAATCTAAAGTAAATAAAAATGGAAGATGTTGTCCTATTATTTTATTATAAAATGAAGAGTGTATTGTTCCTGAATCGTACCAATCTGCTGGAGTATCGTGGTCTGCAAACCAATTTGGTGAAAATAGATTAGTATCCGTTACATAATCAAAATTCATTGAATGTTTTACCCTACCATGTCTACGATTAAATGCATAGGTATTTTGATTGGATGTAATAGATAGATTCCACGGAAGAGTGTTATTCCATGTTGGTTCTCCAAAATATTTAGAATTAGCAAAAGTAGCTCCTCCTGTAGATTGAAGAAGATCGGTACCATCATACATTATTTGAGTATCTATATTTACGTTTGGAGATTGAAAGTCAATATACTTTCCAAACATAATTGAACCAATAATTATATCTGCTGAAAAATCTTCAGTAGAGCCAGCATTGCTTTTAAAAGTAATTCGTAAAAATCTGTTATCTGTGTCTGTAGTCCATTTTATTAAAGTCCAACCATTATTAGCTGGATCAATAAAAGTATCATTTGCAGAAGTTGTTTCTTGCGTTGCATTGATTATTTTTGTATGATTTCCACTATCTGATAAAATTTGAGGCGAGTTCATATTACTATCATCATCAACTTCTACTTTAAAAAGAGCATTAGATGAATGAAGATTATGATTTAAAATAGCTATAAAATTTGTTTCTGAAAGAGCATCAGTTGTTGGATCGGTTGAACCAGCAAACTCACCAAAGTCAAATTGAATATAAAATTTTTGATTTGCTCTTGCTATTTGAGCAAAATTTGCTGGTTTCATATCAAACATATCTGCTTTAGAACCAGCATTAAAAGTAACTGCTGTACTATTATCATCTTGTTTTATATTTATATTGTCTAAAGTTCTAAATCCATTCGCTAAATGATATGAAACAAGATCAACATAAGCTCTTGGTGTTGTAGTCCTATTGTATCCCATAATTTTTCCTTATCCTACTTGTATTACTTGTATATCAGCAGTAGCTACAGATTTAGATATTGAAGTTATCATCCAGTATCCAGACATTGCTGAACCAAATATTTTTATTTTAGAATCCCAGTTAGAAAAGGATATTATATCTCCTATTTCTAAATCATTATATTTAGGAGTTACAGTAGAAAAAGATATAATATTTTTTCTATCTTTAAATACTTCGATGTATGTATTAGCTATTGCTGTAGCAGTTGTTGTGTCTATTACATCTAAGTCTGTTTCCATTTTTAATGATTGATTATTGCCATTTACAGTAGTTCCTGCTGATGTTGAATCTGTAGAGTTTACTGATTGCTCAAATTGATCTCTTCCATAGTTTTGATCGTAGTGAGCAGTAATATCATTTCTAACAGAGTTTAATTTTGTCTTAGATATGTTTTTTAACTGAATTTCATTAAAGTTAATAGTTTTATCTGAAGCACTATAATCTCCTGATCTTCTTAAAGTTTTTATTTTAAACTTGCCATCACCACTTATATAAACCCAAGAAAAGCATTGTTTACAAATTCTATTTATATAATCTTTAGAGCTTATAAATTTATATTGAGAAAAAGCAAACTTAACATCACTAACAGCATCATTTAAAATATCTCCGAGATGACCATTTGTAGTATTGCCAGATGTGTCAAACAAAGCATAATCTATGTTAGAAGAACTTAAACTTAGTTCAGTTCTTAATGCATCTTCTATAATATAAATTGGATTTTCAAGTAAATTACCTTCATTATATCCATTATTTCTTGAATCTGCATCTATCCAAGACATATACTCTCTACCTTCTCCTGAAAAATATAAATAATCTACTTCTGCTGGTGTTCTTAATGTTTTAGTTCTTGTTGCTATTACTGTTTCTTCTACGCTATCATTTTGTTCAAATTGAGTAGATACAGAATATCCAACTATTTTTTCATATTCTTCTTGTATAGTTTTTGAAAATACTTGACTTGGTCTAAATTCTAACATTAACCACATATCTAGCAACCTATATCTCATATCAATGTCACCCTGAGTTGCATCTATGTTATTTCTTATAGTTAATGTAGTAGAATCAATAGAAGCTGAACTAAGTTCATTAGCAGAATATTTACCTGTTAAATTAGCTATATGTATTCCATTTGATGTTATTGCTGGACTAAAAGTTGTTCCACTAACAAGCTCAGTACTTAAACCAGCCGGATTTCCTGAAGTTTGAAAATTACCTGTTTTACTTATAAGAAAAATATCATCATTGTCATATAACTCTCCAAGTTTAGGTGCCGTAGGAACATTAAATGTTAAATTTTTTATTGCTGAACCCTGTTCTTGAAATACTGTTCCTGAGTTAAATGCAGAAAAACTATTTAAGTTATCATCAACTGCAAATGCTACACTTGTATATCCTTGCTGTGCTGTAAAAGAATTAGCTAATGGTAGTCTGTAGTAATAATTAGTACCTTTAGCTTTAATTATATTGTGAGAAGTCGAGCTAGGGTTTTCTGTAACAGTAACATTGCTTTCTACTGCTGAAAGAAACTCTCCTGATTTATTAATATAAACATTAGACTCTCTTAACTGTGCTAGTTTTACAGCAGAGCCTTGATTAGTGTCAGGCAATGCTTCAATTTGACCTGAATCGTTACATCTATTTACTATAATAGCAGGAAAACGACCATTAGCAAAAAATTGTTTATAATAGGTATCCGATGTAGTCTGGTCAAAACTACCATAAGACATTGGAACTGGTTTGCCTATGTTTTTTTTAGGAGCAGAAGAGTATGTGCTAGAATCAACTGTAGCACTAGGTATTTGTTTATGATAAACGCTACTTTTATCTAATAACAACAACTCTATTGAGTCTAAACCATATTTTATATCTCCAGATATAACTCCTGTTCCAATCATTCTAGTAGATGTATCTAAAGTAGATGTTTGATTTGTATTTAAAAATAACTCCCATTTTCTATTGCTAAAATTATTTGTTGCAAATAAATCTGAAAATCTACCATTTTGAATAGCACGATCAGTATTTATTAAACTAACTGTCATATTACTTGTAGATGTACTAAAATTAAAAAAATCTAAAGATTGACTGTAATTTCCCCATGAAGATGCGATACCATAATAAAAATCACTACCATCAGATCTATCAATATCTGATATTCCTATAAAGTTAGACTCATCGTTATAATATAGTTTTAGCACCCAAAATGCTGTTGTATTTGAGTTATTTAATGAGTTAGATAACGCTGAATCAAAACTAAGCATTTATTTTATTCCCTAGTGATGTTGCTTTGTTTAATGCAGGTATAAGAGTATTATTAACATAACTATCATCTACTACTCCACCTTGTATTGTTACATTAATTGTACTATTATTTGTTGATGTCTCTCCATTGTTTAAACTAGCTAAACTATCAACTCCTACTCTATCTACAATTTCTTTTCTAATTATAAATTCACCTGCTTGAGCCATTATAGGAACATTATCTCTTCCTTGAACTTGACCACCTGTTGCAAATTTTTGAATTTTATTATCTTTTATTAATCCACCTGTATGACCAATAAGAAAGTTTAAAAATCCTCCTGTAGCAGTAGCTAATTGTGCTGGTGCAAAAAACGTACTTAATAAAGCATATACTCCAGCTTTTGCAATTAACTGAGTTGCTATAGCTTTTAAACTACTTACAACTGCATCTCCCATATTTTGACCATTAATCATTGCATCAGCCATAGCATTACTAAGATTCATCATATTAGATACAGCAAATTTTTGCTGGGTATCTAATACTTTCATTACATCTACTTGCAAATTAGTATTTGATATATTCGCTTCTACTGCTTGAGTTGCTAGTAATTCTTGAGTATGCAAGTCTTTAGTTGCTTGTATTAAAGCTTGCATTTGCTCTAATGCTTGTTGTTGTTGAATATTTCTTTGCTCAGAAATAAACTTTGCTTGCTCTGCACTCTTCTTTTCTTGCTCTGCTTTTTGCTCTTCTGTTTCTTTAAGCTTGTTAGATTGTTCAATTTGTTTATTTCTAACTTCTTCTAGTTCTTTTTGTTTAGCTACTTCTTCTTTATATGCTTTTTCAGTTTCTTTTAATTTATGCATCATATTAGATAATTTTCTAGTAGTGCCTAAATTTAAACTGTAGTGTAATCCAACGTCTACTAATTGGTCTCTTAAAGATTTATTGGAATCTATATTTATATTTGTATTTTTTGTTAATTTTTCTATCATTTGTTCAGCTTCTTCCGTAGCCAAAGCAAACTCTAATGCTGTTCCTTTTGTATGATTAAATATTTTTAATAACTCAGTCATATTACCAAAAACATTAGTTGTATTTTTTGCCAAACTGCCAAATAAAGGAGCTAGTGTTTTTCCAATTTCAGTAGATAAATCAGCAGATGAAGCAGATAATTGATCAAATCTGTCTTTAGTAGTAAGAGTTTCTTCTCCTAAAGTTTTTACTTTTGCTCTAGCAGATTCCATAGTAGCCTCAAGAAAGGCTTGTTTTTTCTGAGCATCTGTTAAAGCATCTACTGTTGTATTAT